ATTTGGTAAGTTTAGAATTACAAATACTTGGTGATCCGTATTATGTTTTTGATAGCGGTATGGGCAACTACACAGCACGTGATATCGATCAGAATGAAACAGAAAATGGTGATATTGAATATCAAAGAGGCGAAACAGATATAATCGTGAATTTTAGAACACCTGTTGATTACAATGAAGATACAGGGACAATGGATTTTCCAGAAGACACAGTGCCAGTTGATGCATTTAGTGGTTTGTATAGAGTAACCAGTTTAGTAAATCAATTTAAAAACGGACAATTCACACAAACACTTACACTATTACGTAGACGTAACCAAGAAAAAGATATAAAACAAGTGGCAGCACAAGACAAAGCAGTTAAAGTGATTGATGCTACACCACAACAAACAGTATATAGCCCGTATGGATAATTTAAATGGCAAACTCAGTAGGTAACAACGAACAAAAACGCACAGCAGATCCAGGCCCACAGCAAAGAAATCCTGGTCCTTATCTAGCCCGTGTTATCAAACATGCTGATCCTTATTACTTAGGAGGATTAGAAGTTGAATTGTTAAAAACAACTGAAGCAGGTAATATAGGTGAAACACTAGGACAGACTGCTATTGTTTATTATGCAAGTCCTTTTTATGGAATCACACAGAGTGCTAATACAGGAAAAAACGATACCTATAGTGATACACAAAAAAGTTATGGGTTTTGGGCAGTTCCGCCAGATCCTGGAAGTTTAGTTCTTGTAACATTTGTAGAAGGCACTAGAGAATTTGGATATTGGTTTGCTTGTGTGCCCGAAAAAGGCATGACATTTATGTTGCCAGGAGGACAACCAGCAACAGAACAACTTACAGGAGTTGTGCCAAGTGATTTAAAAGGCAAAAGATTGCCTGCAGGCGAATACAATAAAACAATCACAAAACCACAAACTAACAATGTAATAAAATATAAGCGTCCTATTAACAGTGACTTTGTGGATCAATTATTAGAGCAAGGATTAGTCGAAGATGACATACGTGGAATAACTTCAAGTAGTGCTCAACGTGAGTTTCCTAGTGCTGTAATAGGTATAAGTTCTCCAGGTCCGGTTGACAAGCGTGGAGGATCTCCACAAGGTAAAATTGGTTTGAAAGAAAGCCAAGCTACTGTGCATACAAGCCGATTAGGCAGCAGTAGTTTTGTTATTGATGATGGCGATGACAAATTAATACGCAAAGGATCTCCTACAGACACTCCGTATGAGTATATTAACAAAGAAGCAAGCGGCAAAGGCGGAGATGTAACAAGACCACACAACGAATTAATACGTTTACGAACTAGAACTGGCGCACAAATATTAATGCATACCAGCGAAGACTTAATTTATATCAACAATAGCAAAGGCACATGTTGGATAGAAATGTCTAGCAATGGTAAACTTGATGTGTATGCACAAGACAGCATAAGTTTTCATACAGAAGTTGATATGAATTTTACAGCTGATAGAGATATTAATTTTGAAGCAGGCAGAAACATCAATATGATTGTAAATGAAACTATTAGACAATCTGCAGGACAAAATTTAGAAATAAAAGTTGGTGTAGACGGTAAAATACATGCAGGTAACAGCATACAAACACTTAGTGGAGAAGATACTATTGTAACAGCAGGTGGCACAGTGTGGATTGACGGCGGACCTGATGTGCAGCTCAATGGCGGCAATGCAGCAGCAGAAGCTGAAAAGGCATTTTTCCCACAGCGTGTTCCGCAACACGAACCATGGAACGGACATGAAAATTGGAATCCACCCGAAGTAGAACCAGAAAAGACAGATTCGTTAAATACTACTGAGAGTCAAGACATACATCCTGAAGATAGGACTGTGCAAACTGATAGAACAGTAATGAATGACTTGGGTAAGGAGTAAATTATGGCAGATACTTGGGCAGTAGTATCGGATAATACAACTACACAGCAATATACACAAAGTAGGGCAAATGATGCTCAAATAAGAATAACCCAAGGAGATATTCCTAGTTTTGCCACAGATGTTGCAAGGACTTGGGCAGTAACAAGCACAGGTATAAGTCAAGCAGGAGCAGCAAACAAATATGTTAGTGGTGCATCTGTTGCAAATATATCTTCAGCAATAAACGATATAAGTGTTACATTATCTGTAAAAGATAATTTGATAATAGGAGGTTTGCAAGGTGCGCTTAATGGCGGATTAAAAGGTGCAATCGAAGGTGGACTTAATAGTGCATTGAACGCTGCAATAGCACAAAGTGGTATAGCTGATCAATTAAATTTTGCAGCAGGGCAAGTAGGAGTAAATTTACCAACAGTTCCTGGGTTACCTGCATTAGGAGGTAGCAGTCCAAGCGGTGCAAGCGGTGGTGCAGGAGCAGCAGCCAGAGCAGGTGTAACTAGATCAGGCACACTGCCCACAGATTCACCAGCAACAGCTAGAACAAGTATACAAGATGCTACACAAACTGATGTAGAAATTACAACAGATAGTTTCTTACAAGGATTACAAGGTAGTTTGAGTCAAGGTATTAGTGGATTGTTAGGTGGTGCAATGCAGCAATTGATGAGCAGCACAGCATTAAGCGGAGCACTTGGCGGATTAATGAGTGGATTAAGTGAAGGCTTAGGGAAGGCTCTTGGAGGATTAGCAAACGCATTAGGTGATGCTGCAAATGGTATAATGACTGGGTTAGGTAATGCAATACAAAGCATACCTGGTGTTGGACCTGTTTTGAGCAATATGACTAACGCAATAGGAGATTTTGCAGGAAATATTAGCAAAGGGTTTGACGATTTACCACAAGGTGTCCAAGCAGGTGTAAATGGTGCTATAGCAGCCACTGGCGCTGCTTTGTTAAACAAAACAAATATAGGATTACCAAAAATATCTCCTGCTATAGCAGGAACAGTAGTTGCTTCTTTAACAATGGCAGATAATCCTGCTGCACAATTAAGGCAAATTGCATCCACTGCAAAAGAAGTTGATAGAAAAACATTTCCAGAAACAAAAGATCGAAGATTTGCAAACATTGCTAGTGCTGCAACAAAAGCAGCTAAAGAAATGGAAAAGAATATTCAGAGAAATGATAACGGAGATTTTCAAATGAATAGAAATCCTGAAAGAGCTTCTGCAGATATACAAAAAACACAAGTAATACGTAATGGTGCTATTGTAGAAACAACTAATACATTTGTTGATAATTTAAATGATATACAATTACAAAGTTATCAAACATATCAAAGAATTCTAATAGGCAAATTTGCAGTATATGGTAGTGATGCACAACAGCTTGCTAATCAAGCCTACAATGAATATATTGAATATGAGCAACTTGTCACACCAGAAACCAAATCTTTTATTTTACTGGTAAAACCAAAAGATGCAAAAACCATAAAAGATCTTGCAAACAGATTTTTGACTTTCTATCGTAGTAGCAAAAGTCGTTACACCATGTCTGGGCTGTAGGTAAATACGTTATGGCTACAAATGACAAACCTTTATACAAAAGTATTACAGTAAAAGCGGCAAATACCGAACAAGGACCTGTGACAAGTAAAAAGTATAGAGGTATTAGCACAGTAAATCCTGACGCAGGTAGCTTCAATTTGTATGACATAAATCTAATAAAACAAGATATCGTTAATCATTTTCATATAAGGCAAGGCGAAAAGCTAGAAAACCCACAATTTGGAACAATTATTTGGGATATACTTTTTGAACCTCTTACAGATGGCCTTAGAGATGCTATCATTCAAAATGTAACAGAAATTATTAATTATGATCCTAGAGTAAGTGTTGATAGTGTAACAGTTGACACCTACGAAAGTGGCATTCAAATTGACTGTGCTCTCACATATTTGACTTATAGTATTAGTGAAACAATGCGATTGAAATTCGATCAAAGTGCAGGACTAATTTAACTGCGCACTTTATTAAATCACATAAATATTACAAAGTGAGGACAGTGCAATATGTCAAATACAGAACGTCAAAATAGACTTCTCTTAGCAGAAGATTGGAAAACAATATATCAGAGTTTCAAATACGCTGATTTTCAAAGTTATGACTTTGATAATCTCCGTAGAACAATGATAAGTTATATTCGTCAAAATTACCCAGAAGATTTCAACGACTACATTGAATCAAGTGAATACCTTGCACTGATTGACTTGATTGCTTTTCTTGGACAAAACCTCGCTTTTAGAACAGACTTAAATGCCCGTGAAAATTTTATTGAAGTAGCAGAACGTAGAGAAAGCATTCTCCGTTTAGCTAGACTTATTAGCTACAATCCTAAAAGGAATCAAGCAGCAAACGGTTTACTTAAAATTGAAAGCATTAGCACTACTGAAGATGTTGTTGACAGTAACGGAAACAACCTATCAAATCAAAGTATAATTTGGAATGATGGCACAAACCCTAATTGGTATGAACAGTTTATTAAAGTTTTAAATGCTTCTTTGCCTGTGTCTACATCATTTGGCAGACCTATTAAAAAAGCAAACATTAATGGCGTTGCTACTGAACAATATAGGTTCAATGGCATTAACACTGATATACCAAGTTTTACTTTTAGTAAACAAATTAACAGTTTAAGCACAAACTTTGAAATAGTAAGCACAGGTATTGATACTGATACAAACACACTTATTGAAGAAGATCCGTTGCCTGGAAATAAAATGGCATTTGTTTATAGAGACAACGGTCAAGGAGCAGGATCAAGCAACAGTGGATTCTTTATGCACTTTAGACAAGGGTCATTAAAAAACAATGTTTTTGACATTACAAACAATGCACCAAATACTGTTGTAAACATTGATACAGATAATATCAATGATAGTGATGTTTGGCTTTACAAATTAGATAAGCAAGGCAACGAAGAAGCTCTTTGGACAAAGGTAGATGCTGTAGAGGGAAACAATGTAATTTATAACAGCGTGTCAAAAGGAATTCGTGACATATATGCTATTCAGACTAGAATAGAAGATAGGATTAGTTTAATTTTTGCTGACGGAGTATTTGGAAATATACCAAAAGGACAATTTAAAGTATATTATAGAACTAGTAAAAATTTAGATTTTAGAATCAATCCAAATGACCTTATTGGCATTAATGTTCAGATACCATACATTGACAGGACTAATAAAGAACAAACATTAAATCTAGTTTTAGAACTTAAGGCAGTCGTAGAAAACGCATCAACTAGTGAAGAAAACGAAAGCATTAAGAGTTTTGCGCCTAGCACATACTACACACAAAACAGATTAATTACAGGCGAAGATTACAACATAGGAACGCTTGGTATTAATCAACAGATTATAAAAACCAAAGCAATAAACCGAACCAGTAGTGGTATCAGTAGATATTATGATTTGCGTGATGCAACAGGAAAATACAGTAATACATTAATGTATGGTGCTGACGGTGTTTTGTTTTCAGATGAATTTACAGAATTAGACAGTTTTGAATTTATTACAAAAACTGATATTGAAGCTGCTATTAATAATAAAATATTGCCTAAGATTAAATCAACAAGTATAAAAAATTATTACTATGAAAACTATCCTAGAAACACAAGTATTGCAAATCTAAATATTACATGGAATCAAACAACAACAGGAACTAATATAACCACAGGTTATTTTGTTGATTCTTTTAGTTTGCCTGTGACAGTAAGTTCATTCACACAAGGTTTACCAAAATACATTGAACCCGAAGCTCTTATTAAATTTGTTGCACCATCAGGCAAACATTTTATGACCAACGATAATAATAGATTAATGGACGGTGATGCCGATCATCCTGGTGCAGCTACTTATATATGGAGTAAAGTAATAAGTGTAGACGAAGGCGGCACTGTTGTAGATAACGATACAGGATTAGGTCCAGTAGTATTCAATGATATAATTCCAAACGGTGTAAGTGTTGCTGAAATTATTTCTCCTATAGTAGGTGCATTGAGCGGAGATGTAACAGTTCAACTTGTAGATCAGATTTTTGCATATAAAACATTTGGATTGAGATATGATGTTGATATTAGACAATGGAAACTAATATTAAATACAAACTTAAACACTAGTTCGGAATTTAGTTTAGGAAAACAAGGTGATAATACAAATCAGCAATTAGATGCTAGTTGGTTATTACTTTTTGAAACTAATGGTGAAAAATATACAATTACAACTCGTTCATTTAGATATGTGTTTGAAAGCGATAACGAAATACGTTTTTATCATGATAGTTCTGATAGAATTTATGATAGTAAAACAGGAAAAGTTGTAAAAGATGTAATAACAGTTTTAGGTAACAATAACCAACCAGATAGTCTAAGTCCTTTTACAAGAGATTTTAAATGGCAGGTTGTAAAAGAATATAGAGACGCTGACGGTTATGTTGATAATAAAAAATTAGAAGTAGGATTTTTTGATAGTGACGACGACGGAGTGGTTGATAATCCTGATACTTTTCGTCATATTGTTGCACCAACAGTATCTCCTACAACAAAATATGTATTTGCAAAAAAATACACTAGAAATGGAACAGAAGTTTATGATTATATAGACGCTGATATTGAAAATATAGTAGTGCCAGCATTAGGAGACCCAAATGCAATATCTTCGTATGCAGATGGAACAATAATTTATAATTGGAAAAAAGATATTTTTTACACTGTAAATCTAACAACAAACCAATTTGTTTTAAACACAGATTATATTGTATACACAGGTAGAGATAAAATAAGATTTGGTTATAGTCATGCAGCTAATGAAAATAGAAGAATTGATCCAAGTAGTTCAAACATAATGGATGTTTATATGTTAACAAAAACATATGACAC